CCGCGCCTACATCCTTGGTAGTTGTGTTGGCATTATCCCTGTACTCTGTTGGGATTGCCGTGCCCCTTGTGACATACTGCATAAAAGCCTTGCGGTATTCCATTGAGCCGTACTTGTCCTGTTCCTGCTCTGTTCCCTTATCTGCTGCCGGGAAAGACCTAAGAACGGTAACCCCATCGCCTGCAATCATATTGCCTGCTGCGATGGATTCCAATAATGCATTACGCTTTTCTGCTGCCTCATCAATTGCCTTGCGCTCTGTCTGTAAATCGCCTACCTCTTTCTCTAATGCGGCTATCTCGTCCGCTGTAAGCTCGTCCGCTCTTGTCTCAAGCTCTGTTTTAATTGCAGCTAAACGCTGCTCAATCTGCTTGCGTCTGTTCATTTTCTCTTTTCTCCTTTACGGTTTTTTATTTTCTTACAAAGATGCTCTAATCTTTAGTGCTGCCGCGCGTCTTCTCAACTGCTCCCGCTGCTCTGCCTCGTATCTCCTACTGGCAAAGTTACGCGCTGCTATATTAGTGTCGTCGTTAGCCGGTATGCTTACGGCGCTCACATCATATACTTTTTTAACCTTTAACACTCTGCGTGTATGCGTTTCCCTGTCGTAGCTGTCCTCTGATACCACGAAAGCCCAAGACATTTTAGTTATCATGCCCGCGCTTATATCCTGATACAGCCCTCTTGCAAGGTCGGTGCGTGCTAGGTCTGCCGCTATAAACAAGCCATTGTTGTCCGGTTCGATGATTAGCGACTTGTTGGATTGCCGGGCAAAGACTCTGCCCTCATGGTCGTACTGCATTATTACATCGCGCATGTCTGTACCGTCTAATGCGTGCCGGTCTATTACCTCGTAGAATTTAGTGCCGTCTTCCATTTCCCATAGGACATAGGGCTTATCGAAAGTGGTGGCGTAACCCTCCACATAACAGTCGGTATCTATCCTCTTGCTTGTGTTCGCCGCTATCAGCGGTGTTGCAAGCGCCCTGTATTCTCTCTCTTTTACTACTGGCATTACTCTACCCCCTCTTTTCCTGCCGTATCGTCCGGCGTTACTTCATCCGGCGCTGTCGGTGTTGTATCGTCCGGTGCTGTATCGTCCGGTGCTGTCGGCGTTGTATCATTTGGCTGCCCCACAACTACCACCTGTGTCTTTGGCTCGTTGTGCTTATCCAGTTCGCTTACTTCGGTGTACTCTTTCCGGATATAGTACTTGTCGCCGTCCTCTACTTCCGGCATGTTCCATATATCCATAACCATATTGCGGTTTATAAGCCCACGGTCGAAAAGCTGCGTTGATACATTTAGCTTGGTTGTGTTGCTTGCGTACTGTAGGCGGTTTGCGCTGAATGTAATCATATTGCCGCAGGCTAGTTGCCTGTCCGTGTATGTCATGTTTGAAATTACAAGCGACAACTGTAGTGCAAAAGGTTCTATTTTCCCCTCATAGTAAGCGTTCCAAGTGTCTTCATTGAATTTGTTTTGTAGAATGTCCATGTTTGTACCAAAGTGCGTACAAACGCTGTCCTGAATTTGCTGCATCTGTAGCGCGTTCGGCGTGTATGGTTTGCTTTCCACCTGCTTTAGGTCGCTAAATTTATTGTCATAAATAATCATGCCGCTTTTATTGTCCGCACTTAGGTTGTCCTCTGTGAACCTTTGCCGCTCTTTTTTTATGTCTTCCGGCTTAAGCATGTTAGCCACCTTTGCCATAAAGCGTATGTTTGCGCTGTTTTTAACCGCATTAACAATACCCTCGTTATTTGTGTGTATAAGCTGCATTGTAGGCTTAAGCGTGCTGTTATCTTCGCCAAAAAGGTCGTTTTTATATAAATGCGTTGTCATTATTCCAACGCGTTCAAACTCGATTGCTGCGCGCTGTCCGTTTGCAAAGGTATAGCGCAGATAAACCCGTCCGCCTGCCTCTACCACCTCGCAGCTCTGTGGCAATAGCGGGTAGTACCCGGTAAGCTCTCCGTATTCGTTCTCTATCGGAACTATAAAGGCGGTATGCTCGCACTCCAGTATGGTTGCGATTCTGTATATGAATTTTGTTGTGTCCATAAAGCTGTTGGGCTTAAACTGTAGCGTTCTTTCCAGATGCTTATATGCGCTGCCCGTTATCTCCGGCTTTAGCTTGCTGCATGCCGTGGCAAAACTATGTATTGCCGAGCGCGTCAAGTCCATTTCATATACGCCGCCGCTAAAGCTGGTAAATACCGGGGTGTACCCGTTCAGCATCTTAAAGTACTCGCTCATTATTTTTTTATCTTCTCTTTTGCCAAATATGTACTCTAACAGTCCCGTTTTACTCACTCCTTTTTAGGCGGCATTTTTAAGCAGTTCGCCGTACTCGTTGTAGTATTTCTGCCGCACGGTCATTGCGTCTATTACGCTCACAAAGCCGTCTATATGTGCCCTCTGCTCTATTTTGATAGGTCTTATCTTTCGTGTTTCCATATTCTGCTTGATAGCAACATTCAAAAAATGTGACTTAAGCAGGTTGTTGCTCGCTATCTTAAAGTTTCCGTCTTTTATGATTCCCTCAAACTCCCGTATAACCGGCGTTAAGTTTTCGCCCTGGTATACATCGTCTGTATGAAAACCATACTCGTTAAGCTCGTTAATCAAGTATTGTGCGCTGTAACGGTCATAGCCTATTTGCAATACCCTTATGCCGTACTCTTCAAGCAGCTTGATATACCACTCGTATACATCGTGGTAGTCCACGTAATTCTCGCCGCTTAATGTCAAGTTGCCTTTTTTAATAAAAATGTCATACGGCACGCCATCCGTGGCTTGCAGACTTTCCAAGCGGTTACGCGGCATAAAAAACTGCGTAAAGGCGTATAGTGTGCCCTCTTTCTCTATAACTACGCTTGCGGCTGTTAGGTCTGTTGTCTGGCTAAGGTCGATGCCGCCTACTGCGTAGCATTCCCTAAAGTCATCTAGGGTTAAATCTGCTGCCGCAGCGTCTACCGTGGTGTATTCCAACCAAGCCATAGAGCTGTTTTGTTTTATGTTGCAGTACTTACACATAAATTCTGCTTTTTTACTAAGGCTCATTTCTGCTACTGCTATCTCGTCTATAAAAAAGCTTTCCCGGACACTTACGCCCATGTTAGGGTTAGCCTTGCGCAGCTCCGTTATGTCGTTCCATTTTTCTACGTCGTCTATCATGTATAAGAACGGCAAAAGCCTGCGCTCCTTGCTGTTGCCCTTGAGAAAGCTTGTAGCCCTTTTCATAAGTTCATCGTAAATGCTGTCATTGATATATCCCGCTGTGGATATGCTTAATATAAGCGGCTGCCGTCTTGCACCCTGCGCCGACTTCATAACCTCGTACTGCTTTAGTCCGCCGTCGCCGCTCCATGCAGCTATCTCGTCGCATATTACAAGCTGCGGATTAAAGCCGTCGCTCTTTTTAGCGTTAAACGCAATGGGTTTGATGGTTGTGTTGGTCTCCTCGATGTAAATATCACTCCTGCGCTTGGCTGCTAACTCGTCAAGCTCCGGCTCTGCCTTTATCATCTTGTAGAAACCGTCATAAACCAATGCGGCTTGGTCTAGTTTTGGTGCTAGACAGTATATTTCTTGCCCGTATTCCGGCTCTAGGTAAGCCATGTAGGCAATAATTGCGCTTGCAAATAAACTTTTACCGTTTTTTCTGCCGATAACTATAAATATTTCTCGAAAAATCCGCGTTTTTTCATCGTCAACGATGCCAAAAATGCAGCATACTATTGCTTTTTCCCATAGTTCCAGCTTAATTAAATCGTTGCGCCCTTTGCTGTGATGGCAAAAGTTTTCAATGAATTTTATAGCCTTGTTTGCTTTCTTTGCGTCATAGTAATACTCTTGGCTTTCCAAGCCGTTTACTATGATTTGATATATTGCCTTAACCCACATACCCGCTACGATTTCGCCGCTTTTAATCTTAGCGTAGTACTCGTAGATATAATTGCGATACGGCGCGCCCGTGGGTTACTCCTCCCGGAGTAGCGACAGCTTGCTTTTTTTCTTTTCTGCTG